TAAGTTAGCTTCATAATCTTGAATGGTTCTTTCTTTTTTATCAATTAAATCGCCAAACTCTTTTTGAGTAAGTCCAGTCCACTCTCTAATAATTCTTATAAAGTCGCCTTTATTATAATCTTTCAAATTAACTCTCATACATAACTCCTAACTATCTATTTACATTATATTTTAAAAATTATGTAATTTGTTAAAACCCACGACCACATCGTGTGTTATAATAGTTATGTAAGGTAGAAAGGAGTTAAAATTATGTTCTTAAAAAATAATGATTTACAAAAGGAAAAGGATTTTATTAAAAGATGCAAACCACATTCTAAACAAATCGAAGATTATATTGAATCGTTTATTGCACCAGATCTAATTGCATTTTATATAGCAAGTGGTTTTTATTCATCTTCAATATACGAGCAAAAACTTGATACATTAATAACAACAGGTTTAGAATTTTTAAACACTTCTATAAATAACAACGAAATATTAATTGAAAATATAAAAAAAACACTAAAAATTAAATATAACTTATCTATAATAGAAGTAAATCCTTTAATTGTAGAAACATATTATAAATAAAAAAAGGTAGATTAGATAACTTACCTGTACTAGCATAAGTTAAATACTGCTCTCTACCTATGTTTATATTATCAAAAAAAATTAAAAGAAACAACTACCATAATTAAAATTTGCATCAGTTGTTAATTTTATGACACAAAATCAAATAAACAGAAAATTATTTTCTTTGAATCTTTTTTTATGCATTAATTTTAAAATTAAGTACATTTATTATTTATGAATACTATTAATAATATTATAATAAAAAATTAAACAATATAAAATTACAAATCTTACTTATCTTCGAAGAACTTACCTACTTCTACATCTAATACTACTGATATTTTATGTAACATAGGAATTGATATGCTATCACTACAATTTTCTGCTTCTATTCTTCTTAGATAATCAGAAGATGTTCCTATAGCTTCAGCTAAATCCATTAATCTAACATCTTTTTCATTTCTATATTTTTTAATATTTTTACAAATTACACCTTTAATATTCTCGTTAAACTTATATTCTTTCATATACACCACCTATATAAATTATCACATTATTTAAAACAAAAAGAAGTTAACAAAATACTCACACTTATGTTATAATTATGTTGATGAAAGGTTGATTTTATGCAAGTAACCAATAAAATTATAGAATTACAAATTCACTACCACATCAAGCAAACACAACTTCACATACAATTCTATGAAACAAAGTTAAATAGAATTATTAAATTAAAAAATATAGATTTAGAAAATGAACCATTTTATATTAATAAAAAAGCTCATCAAAAATGGGAAAAAGAAATAGAAAATTACGATAAAGAAATTCAAGAAACGCTATCATTAATAGAAGAAGAAAAATTATCACTAGAAGAATTGATGGGAATGTTAAAAGGCTAGTTCAAATACTAGTCTTTTTAGTAACAACCATGTTTATATTTAGGTTTATCATCTACAGTACAATAATATTTTGCTTTAGAACTTATGTACCCTTCACCAAACATATCAGTTTTAATTTTAACAACATTATTACCACAATCTTTTAAAATTTTATATGATAATCCGCCATATTTTTTAGGTTTTATTTTTGCAATTGAATTTTCTGGAGTTAATGTTGTATTTTTATAAATTGTTCTATAATCTGCATCTGGAGAGATATTTAAATATTTAATTATTGGTTTAGGTTCTTCCTTTTTAGTTCCTTTTTTTCTAAAGGCACGAGCTACTCCTGATAATCCTACTCTTGTAATTTCAGTAGCACCTTTTGGATTTTCACCAGTTCCTGCATTATTTTGAGATAAATACCAACATGATTTACCATCCCAATTATCAAAAATTGCAATATGATGTTTCTCCCAAATTACAACATCTCCTGGATACATATTTGTTGTAGGTACTTCATCAAAATATTTTAATAACAAACTTAATTTAGGTTCTTTTAACATATTTCCTACATATCCGCATCCAGATAATATATTTGCTGGTAATTCTAAGCATTTAGTAAAATAATATTGAGCTAAATCCCAACATTGTCCTCCGTATGAACCATCATAATCTAATAATCTTCCATTATATTTATTTTTAAATTCTTTATATGTCATATTATTCACCTTTACTTTCTTTTAATTGAGTTCCAAAATAGAATGCTATAATCATTAAATATATTTGTTCTATATTCATTTTCCCTATAATTGATAAATATGCTACGACTAATGTTAAAATTAAAGTTACTAAACTTTTTACATTAATTAATTTTGCTAATTTTTCTTTCATATTTACACCTTCTTATTCATTAATCTTTCCCATTTGTCGTGAATGTAAGAATTCAAATTCAAATCTTTACAATAATGGTCGTAAACTTCATATGCTCTTTTTATTTGTGTTTCATCTTTTTCTACTCCCTTTTCAATATCAGCAAGGAAGTCCACTAAATAATTTCTGCATTGATTTTCATCTATCTTATCTATTTTCTTATTTAATGGACTTAATTGCTTATTTAACACTTTCTTCATTGTTACCATTACCGCTGTTACAACACCCACAAATTCGACTATAAATAGCAAAATATTGGATATTTGACCTAATGTTATATTTTCCATTTTTAACCTACTTTCTATGATGTTCTCTTCCACATATATACCGCTAAGTATGGTGGCATAGTTGAAACACTATGGTTATGTGATGGTATGCTATGTGTATGTGAAGGAATACTATGTGTATGTGATGGCATACTATGAGTGTGTGAACTTAATGAGTGAGTATGTGAGCTTAGCGAGTGAGTATGTGAACTTAATGTGTGGGTATGACCTTGACCACCACCAGTATAATTAGTATAGTTAGCAGAACCACTAAATCCATCGGCCGCAACACCAGCTACATAGTTTAATGTACTTGTACCAGTTTTTACACCCCAAGTATTATAAGTTTGGTGATTATGAGATGGCATTTGTGCAGCTGATATTGCTGTAGAACCAGAAGTATTATTACTTGGACCGCCAGATGTATTGTTACTAGGTCCGCCTGATGTATTAGTACTAGGTCCGCCTGAAGTTCCACTAGTTGAACCAGATGTTCCACTATACGAACCTGACGTTCCACTATAATTACCAGAATTTACACTAGTAGCACCACCAGTATTACCAGCACTATATGAACTACTAGCTCCCAATAAAAATCTATCTTTTAATTGTTCCCATGTTCCACCAAACAATGTTCCTGGATTTGTAGAATTTATACTTATATAAATGCTTCCTACTGGATAAATAAGATCAGCTAATTTTTTTTGACTTATTGTAAGTGGTGAATCTAATGAAGGCATTCCATCTATTCCCATATGATAATTTCCATTACCATCTTTTAATAAACTAAATCCAACCTTACCATCTGTTATAGATATAGCATTACTTTCACTTAATTCTAAATAATAATTACTAAATCCATCTATTACTTTTAATTGTAAATCGTAAGCAACACCAACAGAAAAACCACCAGATGTACCATTTGCATGTATTAATAAATTATCTAAAATAACCTTATCATTATCATATGTCAATTTTGAAAGTTCTATAGGAATCCAATCACTATAAGTATTGGAATTTTTAGTTTTAGTTCTATATTCACATACTACTATTGAATTGTTTCCGTTTCCAAAATTTCCATTCCAAAAGTTCATTACGGCACTTAAATAAGTTTCTACATCTACTCCATTTTTTCTTTCTGTTTCTATTGATGCAAATGAAGGCTTATAGTATTGTTTGAAATTAGTTACTGTTTTAGTAATTGTTGTTTCTAGTCCTCTGCTATCTATCGCTGTTACTTTTAAACTTGATGATTTACAATTACTTATATTAGTAATTATTTCGGATTCTGAAAAATCTACAATTACTTGTTGAGAACCACATTCTATTCTATATTTTTTAATAAATGCACTATAAGTACCACTAGCTTTATTTGTTTCACTTATTTTAAATGTTGTTGTTGTTTTACCATCTACAATAGTGTCATAATTTCCAGTAAGAGTAAACAAATCGGTAGCATATTCAAAATTGCTAAACTTTGGTTTACAGTTATTTTCTTTTATCGAATAAGTATTACCATTATTTCTAATTCTCGTACTTGAACCATATACAACTTTAACCTGGTAACTTGCACTTGGCTTTTCTGGAATTGTTGCATATAAGTATGGCACAGTTGTTTCCAAACTATTTAAACCTTTATAAGTTTCTGAATTGCAAGAATACTCAACATTAATTTGTGTACCATTTCCAATTATATAAAATTTAAATGTTCTACCTAAAGGATTATAAAATTTTAATGTAACTTCATTACCCAACGAAAAATTAGGTGTTTCTGTACAATAAGGATAATCATAAGTAGTTATAGCAGAAGTTTCAGCATATCCAGCTTCACCACTTGCACTACCTATTTTTTCTACTTGTATATAATATGTTGTATTTGCACTTAAATTATTAAATGTATTAGATGTTTGCCAACTACCATAACTTCCACTACCTTGCTTTATTCTATATTTAGTAGAAGAAGCTGTAACACTACAACCAGATGTTACGGTAATACTCGTTTCAGTTTTACTTGAAAAGTTTATGGATGCAACTGTTGTAGGATGAGTAGTAACTGATAAATTACTACTATCTGTTGTAAGTTGACTATCTTTTCTTCTTATTCTTGTTTTAATATTATAAGTAGTATTAGCACTTAAATTGTATATTGTATAAGTACCACTTGTACCATCTGATACATCAACGCCTGTCCAGTTTGAACCATTATTTGTAGAATACCAAAGATAATCTACAGTATTATCTGAACTCCAATTCATTGTAATACTAGAACTTGTTTTACTTTTTAAACTTTGATAAGAGGTTCCATATCTAGGAATTTTAGTAAGTGTAACTGTTTGTGTTGTCTTATCTACTTTAAAAGCGTTACTAGCAGACCCACCATCCCAATAATTTGTCATATAATAACCTAAAGTTATTGATTTAGAACCATCATCGTTATGTGTTATTTCTTTGCTTGCAGAATATATATGTGTATATGCTCCACCACTAGAACTAGAATTTCCAGCGATTTCTAAATTAAGATTACTATCATCTCTAACTTCTGAACTATCAAAATATGCTATTCTACAACCACCAACATTTATCAAGTTAGTTACTCCAGAATATATATTAGTTCTATGTAAATATACATTTATTGTTACTGTTGATTTATTTGTTAGTGAATATGTCGCATCATCATAAGTTTCTTGCCATGAAACATAACCACTAATTGCTGTATTATAAGTAGATATATTAAATCTACCACCATTACCATATACCGTTGCCATTAAATACCACCGTCCGATTTATAGAATATTAATGTTTCATAACCTTGATAATTTATTGTTTTCATATCGTAAGTTTTAACTAACATTTCATCAAGTTGTCCTTTTTTACTTATAAAACCATCTTTAGTAAATTCTGTTACAATTTCATATAAATTTCCATTAGCAAATCTTCTAACTTGAAATCCTTGTGCTGTCATTAATGTTGCTATTTCTGAACCTGTACAATAGATTTGTAATCCCAATCTTGATAACTTTAAAATTGTATTTACTATTTCTCCACTTGCAGGTTCCCAAGAAACTTTATCACCTTTATTAAGCATTAAATCATATATATAACAATAACCATCATAGATAGATGAAGTTTCAATTTCTAAAACATAACTTGATGTTGTTGAAACAAACGAAAATATTTCTTCCATATAATCGCATTTAGCATCAATAATCTTTTCATATATTACATCGTTACCAATTAACCTAACTATTGTAGTTGTATTTTCATCATTTGAAATTTTATAAGATAATGTGTACTGACTTCCTATAACTAAACCTGATATATTATTTAAACTACTTGTCATTTTTCCTTGACTAATACCTATCTTTGCTGTAGAAACAGTTTTACCAACTAAATCTACGTCATACCCACCTTCATATTTTGAAATATCAGTTTCTTCATAAATCCAAACATCATCCCCAAATAAAAGTTGACTATCTTTTATCAAATTATTTCCGCCAGTAACTTGAAACATATTTTTTACACTGTTAATATCTTGTTCAACCTGAGATATTTTAGATGAATTATTATTAACTTCTTCTATTGTAGATTTTATTTTTCCTTCTTGTTTATTTACTTCAATTTGTGTATTTCTTAATGCTTGTCCTAGAGATATATCTTGCTTAGTTTTTATTTCTTGTTGAGTTAATATGCTACTAGAAATTGTACTTTCGAAAGTTCCATCATATGTAAAAGTATGTTCAAATATGTATGAATCAAAATAATTTTCACTATCTTGATAAACTCTAACTTTGTTACCTATTTTCAAAAATGGTTTTCCATAATAAGAAAGTAATTTATAATCTACATATTTCAATCCTTTTAATCTATTAAATATTTTTTCAATTGCACTTTCCCTTAATTCTGAATTATATAAAATATAATCTTCACTAATCGTTATAGGATACTCTCCATTCTCGTTTATACTTTCATCATCTTGAATGGAAACATTTTCATCATCTATTTGACTATTTTTTAAAATCAATGAATTGACTGGACCAAAAACATTATTACCACCTTCTAATGTAGAATAATCTTTTAATTCAAATATATAATCTGGTTCTTCATTTTCACTTAACCAAGATAAACATAATTCACCAGTTAATTCATCAATAGTTACAAACGAGCAAGAAATTATAGCTATTGTTTGTAATACCACTCTATTAGTTTCGTTATTAGTAAATGGATTTGAAAATATAGGAATTTCATTATTTATAAAATCTATACAATTAGAAAATAAACCTAGTTGACTACACACATCTTTAAATAAATCTAAAACTGTAACATTATCATTAAAATTAAGGTTGCAAATATATTTCTTATCTATATTATTTACTAAAGAACTATAAGCCGTAAATTCACTTTGTTTGTAAGTTATTAAGTCTTTTGGTTTTTCTATATAATACTTTCCTAATTCTACATATTCTACTGAACTATCTTCATATTTAAGACCTGCTTGTACTTGTAAAGTCTTATCAATTAATGATATGTCGTTTGGAAGACCAACTAATTCGCCAGTTAATTTAGAAATATATATACTTCCAATTATTGTTCCATCAATATAACAACCACTATTTATAGAAAACTTTTTTAAATAATTGTTCTCTGTAATAGTATTTTCATACCCCTCTAATTCTATTTTTCCTAATCTATTTTTAAATGCTGACTTTTTACATTCATTTATAAAATTCTCGCTAACCATAATATCACCTACAATTCTATAATTGCCTGTGATATAGGTTCATATATTTCAACTAACTTATTATTAACTTCATAAGGAAACATAGATTGAGCCAACCTATCACCCCTATAACATTGAATAGTTTTCCATTCTTTATCAAATGGATTTAAAAATTCAACTTCAATTGGTGATGGTCTTTTTCTAATCTCAGTATAAAAATCAACTAATTCATCTTCGGTTAATGGTCTTGTTACTAAATCTAATCTAAATTTAGTATTAACTACATTTAGTATCATATCTCCATTGGCATTAGTAACATCCCTACCACTATTCTTGGAAACATCATATTCTCCTATAGTACTTTGATTAGATAAATAATGAGATATATCAACTCCGTTAAGTTTTACTTTTGATAACTTTAAAGATGGACCAGATAATTTATATCTATAGCCATTGTCTGTAAATTCTTGTATCATAACTCACCAACTTTCAAATCCCTTTGAAAGAAGTGCTACATTGGAATTATAATAGGACAAACTCCAGTTTGTTTTGTTTTTTGATTTATACCATTAACCGCTGTTTCTAAAATTGTTCCTTGATCCGTAGTTGCATTAATATCTACTTGAATTGGTCTTGAATTAATTGCTCTTGCAACATAATTTCCAATATTTCTAGAAATCTCACCATTAACATTTGCATTAATATTGCTATTTAAAGAACCATTAATTTGTCCATAATCGATGTATTTATTTACATCTAAAGATAAATCGCTAGGTAAAGAATTATAATCAAAATCCATTGTTTCTATAATCTTAGAACCAAGATTTTTAATATTAGATAATGTTTCCTTTTTTTCTTTATCAAAACCTATATTAAATCCATCTAAGAAATACATACCCATTTCTTGGGTTGCTTTTGAAGGAGAATGTTCTTTTAGTGAAGATTTAAATTTAGCTAATAAATTAGCACCAAAATTTGCAATTGATGAAAATACAGAACTTTGTTTATTTTGATTTTTAATACCCAAATTAACTCCATCTATTAAATATTCTCCAGCCGTCTTAGCATCCATCTTTTTATCTTTTATTTTTTGAATAGTACCATTAACTAATTTTTCCATTGTACTAACAGAAATAGGTTTTCCAGATTCAATGCCATCAACATATAATTGCATCATTTCGTTTGCTGTCTCTTTAAATTCATATTTTTTATTTTTAAAAACACTTAATTGTTCATTAACACCTTCAAGAGTTTTGTTTTTTGCTAATTGATTTTGTAATTCCAATTCTTTTTGAACTAAATCTCTCTCTTCTTCTAGTTGTTTAATTTTTGCTTCTGTTTTAATCTTTTCTGTATTTAAATAATCTTCATCATAGTTGTATTTATTTTTCTTTAAATCTTCTAAATATTTCTTTTGAGATTCAATACTATAAGAATAATTTTTTATTGTTTCATCCTTTGTTTTTCCTTGATAATTAACTGTATCATTATATATTCTTGAAACCACATCATAATTTTTTTCAGATAATCCTACAAGAGCATTTTCATAATCTCCAATTATTTTTTGATTATTTGCCCATTGTAATCCAGCTTCTTCTTCACTTTCAGTTGCCAAGATTATAGCATCTCTCATCCTGATAGCGGCATCTCTAGTACTAGTCATTTCACTTGTCATTAATGATACATTTTTTAAGGAAAGACTTCCTGTATCTATAAAATTTTGTAATTCTTTATCTGTTAATTTAAATTGTTCTTGTAAATCTTCAAATACTGGAGTTGCCTCTTTATATGCATCTTTTGTATTTTTAATAGCATCAGCATATGCTTGTTCTAATTTAACTCTTTCATCCATAGCTAAATTATATTTTTCAGTATTTGCTTGTACTAAATACTCTGCTCTTTTGGCTTCAATAACATCATAAATAGATTGTTCTAATTCATCATATTTTTGAATTTGCCCATCTACTATGCTTATTTCAATTCCAAGAGCATTTGCTAACTCATTAACTATAAAATTAGCTCTTGATTCATAACCAGTTTTAATTTTTCCATTAGCATCAGTTATTAATTGTAACTCAGCATATAAATCCTTATAATATTCTAACTCTCCTAAATTTTGATTTAAGAATGTTTGTCTTGCGGCATCTGCCTCTACCATTGATTCTTCATATTGAATTAGAACATCATTGACATCACTAATTCTATTTTTTAAGGAATCTTCATCTTCCATTAAAGCTCTAGTAGCAACTGAACATGCACTCATTAAACCTATAATTGCACCAAATACAGTTCCTGTTGTTCCTAACAAAGGAGTTAATGTTGCCATTGAAGCTCCTACTGTTGCAATAGTTCCTATAATTCCTTCACCAACACTTATAAAATTAAATCCTTCATTCTTTAATGTAGTTACTGAATCAGATATTGCCATCAAACCACCAACAACAACACCTATATTAGATAAAGAACCTAATAATTTGTTAATTGATGTTGAAACTAATCCTACCTTAATTCCAATACTTTCTACTAATGTTATTATTGGGTTTAATATGCTAACAACTACTTTAAAACCAATAAATGTTTCAAGTAATTTAGTTAATAAATTAATTGCAAAATCACTTTTTCCAATAGACTCTAGTAAATTTGCAATTCCACTAAATGCACTGGAAATATATTTTCCAAAACTTCCATTATCAAAATCATTTTTTAAAATATTAAATACTTTAGAAATTATTTCTTTACCATATTTAACTATCTTCTTCATAGAATTTATTATTTTACCCATAGTTGTATTAGATTTAGTTAATTTAAATTTAACTTCTCCAGTTTCTTCATCTATAGTTTTTGTAAATCCTAACCACTCCATAATTCTATCTCTTATCTCAGTAGCTTTCATTCTTACTTTATCCATTCCATTGTCATATCCCTTAATTGCATCTAACAACCTTTGGTCTATTCCACCAGTAACTTCGCTAGGATTTAATTTAGAATTATTTTCGTTTATATTATTTATTTGGTCAAAACCTAATGTTTGTCTTTTTAATTCTTTTAAACTATCTGTTGCTCCATCTATACTATCTGATAGTCCACTATAAGCATCATCAGTACTTGCGATTCCAGTATTGTAATCTGATAATTGAATACCAAATATATCAGCAATTGCCTTTGATACTTCTTTAACTACCATTAATAATGCATTAGCATATGGTAAAATCTTTGCAAAAGTTCCCATAAACAAACTTGTTATAGCAACTTTAGATTCTACTAAAAGGTTTTTAAATACCTTCATTTGGTTTGCTGGAGATTCAATTGTATCAGCATAATCTCCCATAGCTACCTTAGCTTGCTCAAGAGCGGCTATATATCTTAATATTTCTTTTTCTCCTTGAGATAAATCACTAACAGACCTATCAATAATACCTAAAGACTCTAATATTGGTTTCATTGTTGATTGAGTAACATCTATACCATAAGATCTTAATGGTTTTGTCTGTCCAGCATAAACACCAGCTCTTAGAGCTTCAGCAACATCACTTTCTGATTTGTTATATAAAGATGCTAAATCATATGTAAATTTAGTCATAGTTTCTGACATTATTTTTGAATAAGCATCTGGAATACTTGCATTTTCTGCCATTGATTGGAACAATGCTTGATACTTTAATGTTTCAGTCATATTAGTACCAAATGCCTCATTTAATGTATATTGAAATCTTGTTGCACTTTGTCCTAAAGTAGAAAATGTTTTAACTCCATTTTTTTCTATATTTTTAAAAACAACATTAAATAAATTTAATTGTTCAGTTCTATCAGTTGATTCATTCATCCAATTCAAGAATGTAGTTGATAATCTTTTAACACCATAATATAATCCAACTAAAGATAATGATTTACCTAAACTACCAAACATTGATGTTGTCTTTTTAGTACTATTACCTAATTTCTTAACATTTGATGTTACTCTCTCTATAGAACCATCTTGTCCTAACTTAAAAATAGTGGAATATAATTTTTTTCCTGTTTTTTCACTAGTTGTTATTGTAGAATTTAAAACTTGACCTTCTTTATTTATTTTTGTTGATACTTTCTCAACAGAATTTCCTAATTTAAATACTTCATCTGTAAGTTTATGTAAATTATTTATAGCTTCTTTTGCTACTGCTTTAATATTTATTTCTAATGATTGATTTTCTTCCATTATTCCACCACCTAACTATCCCTAGTTTTAGTAGTGCTACTTTCTTCTTTGCCCTTTATTGCCTGAACTTGTAATACTCTATTTTTTATTTTTGCTACCAATAATTCTTGTTCATTTAATCTTTCTTCCTCTAAATTATTTGAAGTCGAACTATATGGTTTTTTAGAATATTCCATTTTTTTATTTCCAAAACAATTACATAATGCTACATGTATAGATTCACAAATATACATTCCTTGTAACCATGCATTATGATTAAAAATTTCTTGTTCTTCAAGTTTCTTTTTATAATAAGAAAAACGGTATGCCCAGAATAAGTCAGGGCTATCTTCCCAAAACTCTTTCACTGACATACCGTATGTAATTGCCATAGGCAACAAATCATAAAACCAATCAGTTAAGTTTTTATATTGTTTGCCTTCTTCTTGATTAATTATATCTCTGTTATCTTTAGAACTTCGTTCTCCACTAATTCTGTATCGGCTAGGGCATTCATAAAAGCTGAATATTCTTCTATAGCGAATTTAATTACACTAGCAACCCTATTATTCTTCTCATATGTTTCTAATAATTTAATTGCTAAATTACCATTTACTTCTGGATGATTTGCTATAAATAAACTAGTCCATAATAAGTCATAATATGTTAAAGGTTTATTTTCAAAATCTGCTATTGAAAAGCCATTTGCCTCTAACCATTTTATTGAAGTTCTATTTAATTGTAATTTATAGTTTTTTTCATTGATATTAATTTCTAATAATCTCATCGTTTTTCCCTACTTTCAATTTTTTATTAAGTTGTTGCAATCTTTCCAGTTACTTCTTCTTTTGTTAAATATGCTGGAGATACACTTGGTACTGTATGTAAAGTACATTCAATTGCACTACCTACAGATACTTCATTAATCCATGTTTGAACTGAACCATTATATTCAACTCCAGTTCCATCTGGTAATTTAATTAAAATATCTTTAGAAGTATTATCACAAACAGCTTGTACTGCCTTTAAATTAGCATCTGTATAGTTGTATGTAAAATCCATATCTCCAGTGTCTGGTCTATCAGCAATATAAACTTTTGTCGGATCACTTGAAGTTGTAATTTCTACAGTTCCACCAGCTTGTCCTGTTTGTGGCATTCCTTTTACAGCAACTAATACCGCTTTTGAATAAGTTTCTTCAGTTGGTGCTTTAACTCTTAATTCAATACCTAAATCTAAATATCCATTCATTTTATTCACCTCTTATTGTAATCCCCTTACATATGAGTGCTACTTTATTTAGGATAAATTACCAAATTATCTAAGCCATATTTAGTATCTAATATTCCCGTTGCTCTAATTAAATTTCTATGAACATTTTCATCTATATTAGCAACATCATATTCTACTTTTAAATGCATGTGATAAGTAGATTCTAAATACTCTAAAATAACATTAGTTACTTCATCACATATAGTTTTTTTTGATAATTTATTTGTTCCATTAATTTGGTCTTGAGCATAAATATTTATTTCAATTCCAAAAGAATAATTTTCTTCACCATAGTTTAAATTATTATAACTTCTTTCTATAGGTAATAATTTAATAGGAACTATTGGAAAAATCTTACTATCTAATGGTACATTTTTAACTATCTTAGGTTTATATATAGATTTACTCTCTACATATTCTTTTAATCTAGGATATATATCGCTATTAAAAATATTTTCAAATAACATTAATATCACTCCTTTAAAGAATTTCTAAACTTTTGATATTGTTCATCGTTTAATGAACAAGTAATCGCATAATTATAATACTCACCCATATATTTTTTTATAATTTGTTCCGCATCATAATACATATGCTTAGCTTTCATACCTTTAGTAGTTATAAACGACTCTGTCTTTTTATTGAAATATACCCATCTACCATATTTATCTTTATATTGAGATTGTAGATTATATTGATAACCTGTAGAATTTGTATGAGTACCAGAACCTATAATTCCTGTTCCATACTCATTAAAGATTACTATCCAATCATTAGTCCAAATTCTAAAACCATTTCCATCACTTATAATTTCTTTATGTAATGTATTGATATGATTTTTCAAATTATTATTTTTATATAATTCAATCAATAATTCATAAGTAGTTTCCATTAAATCCATAGTAGCAATTTTAATATTACTTTTAAGTCTACTTTCTATTTTTTGAAGTTTTTTTTGAAACTCTTGTAGACTTTGTACTGATAGATTTATTTGATTCTTCATCAATTACCTCATCAATAGTTATTTGCTTTTCCTTTTTCATTTTTTTTAATTTAAAACCACTTTTTAAAAATTTATCTTTTGTTTTTTCATCATAAACAATTATGCCATTCGTAAATTGATACATATTCCACCTACTTTCCAGTAAGTTTTTCAAAATATATTATTATTACAGAATTACCATTTCTAGGTGGTAGCAATCTATAATTTGCTTTCTCACCATTAACTATTTCATCAATAGGATTTGCATCATCTAAATAAGCTATATCATATTCTTTAAAAATATTTTTATATGAAATAGGAATTACTGCTTTTTGCATTATATTTGCTTTTTCTCCAAATTCTACTATTTCAGAATAAGAACTTATTGGTTGATAATTAAATTTATATTTTATTGGTTTATCATAAGTAACAACTTCATTTCCTTCTTCATCTAAATCAACACTTACTTTCTTAGAAATGTATAGTTCTTTTTTCCATTTAGAAGGATTTGCATTTATTTCAAACATTATCTAGGAACTCCTGCTTTTGGAATTAATTCATTCATTAAACTAGTAGAGATTAAACCAGTTAGAAAAGTTACAGATAAACCATTTTCACTATATGATTGCACATTAGTTGTACCTATCTTTTTATAAAGTTCTATAGCACATCTAGTTTGCCAATTAATTATTCTATAATTATTAGGTAATTCTTGAATTTCTTGATTATAAGGATAAAGTGTATTTAGAGCCACAACTTTTGCATTATTTAACATATTAACAAACACTTCATCATTGTTATCATCTTCAGTATTTCCTAAAATATCTAATCGCATTATTTTAAGTTGTTCTTCTTGACTCATAAATACACTTCCTATCTATTAACTACCCTGATACTTCTTCAGTAACAGTAACAATTTTTTGTCCAGTTGGAGCAACAAATTCAGTAGATAAATTTGTGATTTTTCCATGATACCATTCTGGTCCGTGGTCTAATCCAATTTGCCCAAATAATTGATATTTAGTTCCAGCACCTTGTTTAGCTAACTCTTCTAAGAAGAAATTTCCTTTTCCTGGTGTTGGTTGTTCTACTGGTCCTACAACTGATGGGTTAATAACTAATGCTGTTCCTTCTGGAATAAATTCACCTAAACCTAATTTTACAGTTGTACCAACTGGTAAAATTAAATCTCTAACTTGAATTCCGTAAGAAGTTGTATATTCTTTTCCTACAGGCATTCCTAATTCAATAGCATTACCATGTAATTGTAATAAGTTTACTGAATTTAATAAGATAATTAAATTATCAATTTCTCCTCCAGCATTACTGATTAATGAAACTACATCGTTTACTAACCATAAGTCTAATTTAGAACCATTTGCATTTTTTGTATTAGTAGTTATAGCTTCTACCATACCTCTTGTTTTATTAACTTCTGTATCACTTGTTGCTTTATTAAATTTTCCTTGAATAAATGTTTTTTCAATACTTCTTTTTAATTTTTCCATTTTTCTGGCAACTTGGAAATCTAATTCATTTTGTGGATTAGCACTTTGTCCTGCTAAATTAACACCACTTAATGTTGCCATATTTGATTGTTTTGCATAACTAATAGCTACAGCATCCATAAATATTTGAGTAACATTTGATAATTGATTTCTTGTTACGAATGATGCTGTTGGAGCTGTTAATGATGCTGTTTCACTAATTTCAGGTATTTCTCCTTCTTCACTTGAGAAATATTGTCCAGTAACGAATTCAACTGAATTAGTATATTTAACATTTCCACTGATCATATTTAAAAATGGAGTTTTTGTATTTGCTTTGTTGTATAATAACCCTGAATAGTTAGGGCAATTAAAAGATTGTACAGTTTCTGTTCCGTTCATTATTTTCACCTCGTATAAAATTTTCTATCCCTTTTTTTACGAGTGCTACTTTATTTAAATTTTAGGTTTGTTTTGTTCTTGAAATATTTGTGTCATTAAACTTGTTTGTTTAATTACATCTTTATCTTTGATTGCTTGTTGTAACTCTTTTTGTAATGATTCTAATTTAGATACATTAGAAGAACTATCTACTCCACCAATTGGTTTAGGAGTATCTTTTAACAACTTTGTTGTTGTTTCTTTTTCAGTGTTAGTTTTAGTTTTATTTAATAAAGATATAAAACTATTTGTTAATTTAATTGATTTGTCCATATCTTCACTAATAATGTTTTGTAAAGTTTCTTTTAATTCAGTATCTTCATCTGTAACTTTAATACCATTATCTAAAAGCAAACTTTTAACAGCTAATTCACTAGCCTTAATATTATTTTGTTTTACTTTTTCTGCTAATTCAGTTTCTTTGGCTTGATTTAATTCTTCTTCTGTCATTTTTGATTTTTTATAATCATTAAATTCAGTTTGTAAAGTAGAATAATTTGATTCACTAGTTTTTAATCTAGTACTTAAATCATTGTACTTATCTTTAGGAATAACTAATGTAGCTAATCCCTTTTTGATAGCTTCTACTCTTTCTTCATTTGTTACATAAGTTTCATCATTTAATACATTTTCAATTACTTCATTCATTCATTAACCTTTCTCACTCTTACGCTTTTATGGTTGCCACGTTCCAACAATTGAGTGTCATACAATTATGCTCTGTATGATGAGCAAATTTTTATATAAACTATATTCATAGTTTTTACCTTAATGGCGTACACTAGAGGACTCGAACCTCTGTGTCGAATAATCGACCTAACAGTTTAGCAAACTGTCCTCATCACCAACTAGAGTAAGTGTACATGGCGATGTGTGTAGGACTCGAACCTACAAGTCAACAACGACCAATGGTTTTCAAGACCACCTGACTACCATTATCACAACACATCATGGTACTCGTGATAGGACTTGAACCTATAAGGAATACTCCAACGGATTTTAAGTCCGTCTTGTTTACCAATTTCAACACACGAGCATTATGGTCTGGTATGAAGGATTTGAACCTCCACTCCCTACATCCCAAATGTAGTGCTTTACCAAATTGAGCTAATACCAGATGGAGAGCCATATCAGAATCGAACTGATACCAATAGATTGGAAGTCTACTATTCTACCTTTAAACTAATGACTCATGGCAAATCGACTAGGACTTGAACCCAGATAAACGGTTTTGGAGACCGACATGTTACCAATTACATCATCGACTTA